AACGGCATCGGCGGCCCCAATGCGCTTAACGGGGTCAAGACCAGCTACATCACACCCTCGTATACGTACAATACGGTCAACCATCCGATCAACCCGACCGGCGGCAAGAGCTTGTTCCTTTCAGCGCAATTCGCCGGCAGCGGACTGGGCGGCAACGTGAACATCGTCCGGCCGACGGTGGACTTCAAGTACTTCAAGCCTTCTCCCCTGCATAAGGGGCATGTGCTGGCGTTCCATTTCATGGGATCGATGCTGACCGGCTACGGCGGGAAGCTTGTGCCGCCGTTCATGCGCACATACATCGGCGGAGAGCAGGACATTCGCGGATTCGACATCTGGGGCATCAGCCCGGTCGCGTTCGTCCCGAGCGAGGCCACTAATGTCAACATTCTGAATGCGGACGGCAGCGCCCGAATGCAGAAGGATGCAAGCGGCAACCTGGTCAACTCGACGATGAAGATCCCGGTTTACCAACTGGTGTTTCCGGGCGGCGATACGCAGTTGATCAGTAACTTCGAGTACCGCATTCCCATCGTCGGTCCGGTGACGCTGGCGATTTTCGCAGATGCGGGAGTAAACAAGATCCTCCGCCGCAGCCAGCTTTCGATGGATGCGAGCCGGATCGATACGTTGAACACCAGCTATCCGCAAGCGGGATTCAACCAGCAGGCTGTAATCGCGCCCGGTACCCAGCGTCCGCGCATGTCCACGGGGCTGGAGTTGCAGGTTTTGCTGCCGGTGGTGAACGCGCCGTTCCGCCTCTATTGGGCGTATAACCCGATGATTGTGCGCGAATACCTGCAGCCGCCGATTGTAGCCGACAGGTCTCTCTTCCCGAACCAACAGACCTTTGTGAATGCACTCACATCGTTCGGGCAGGCGTACCCGTTTTTCGAACGGCATTCGACCTTCCGCTTTACGATAGGCCGCACTTTCTGACGGGCCCCTAATCTCGCTATGGTAGTCTCGAATTTAAGGAGTTTCACTTTGAAGAAGATATTGATTTATGTGCCGGCACTGGCGCTCGGTTTGACTATGCTGGCCAATGCCCAGGGCGCCTCAACGGTTCCGTCGAAAGTCGGAATCATCCACATTCAGAATGCGATCCTGGCGACCAAGGACGGCCAGAAGGCCGCCAACGATTTGCAGCAGAAGTTTGCCCCGACGAAGACGCAGATCGACAAGATGCAGAACGATGTTCTGCAGGTGGAAGACAAGCTCAAAAAGGGCAGCCAGACGCTCAGCGATGACGCCCGCCAGCAACTCATGAGGGACCGTGACTCGAAGGCTACGGCCCTGAAGCGCGCTACGGAGGACGCGCAGGCCGAGGTGGAGCAGGAGGAAGGCAAAATCATGCAGGAGCTTGGCCAGCGGATTATGCAAGTGGTGGCCAAGTATGCCACGGATAACGGCTTCGCCGTTATCCTGGACGTGAGCTCCCAGCAGACGCCGGTGCTCTGGGCCGCTAATGGTATCGACATCACGAAAGAGATCGTGGACATGTACGACAAGAACGCGCCCACGAGCGCACCGGCAAAGCCTGGCACGAGCACCGCGCCCGCCGCTCCCGCGGCCAAGCCGACGGCACCCGCTCCCAAGCCGGCGGCGCCGCCTGCAAAGAAACAGTAGTGACGACAATCCGCACACGGGCTCCGCGAGCGAAACCCCAGGCGTTACCGCGGCAAGGAGACTCAACGGGCTCGTGGAAGAAGTCTCGCCCAGGGGGCGCGACTTCCCCACACATTTCGCAAATTCTCTTCTCTCTGCAGCATCGAGCTAGAGGTCCGGAACGATAATGGCTAAGGAACTCTTCGGGACCGATGGAATCCGCGGCGTGGCCGGCGAGTACCCGCTCGACGTGGTGACAGTCCATGCAATTGGCATGGCACTGGGCAGCGATATCGCCCGCCAGAATCCCGATGCCGAAGTTGTGATCGGCATGGACACGCGCGAGTCCGGGCCCTGGCTGGCCGGGCAAATTGCCGGCGGGCTATCCCGCTACGGCGTGCGGACGCGCTTTGCGGGCATCGTGACAACGCCGGGCATCGCATATCTCACTCGCAGCGGACCTTTCGCTGCGGGCGTCATGATTTCGGCCTCTCACAATCCGTATCGGGACAACGGCATCAAGGTGTTCGGCCACTCGGGTTTCAAGCTGCCGGATGGGGAAGAACACGAGATCGAGCGGGAGATCTTCAGGCTGCTGGCCGCGGGTGTCGAGCCAACGTCCCTGACCCTGAGCGAAGATCCGGGTTTGGACGGCCTGTATCTGGAAAACCTGGTCTCCACCAGCTCCGTCACCTTCGAGGGCGTGCGGCTGGCGCTTGATGCGGGGAACGGAGCGGCCCACCGGCTGGCGCCGGAGTTGTTCCGCCGCTTGGGCGCCGAGGTCTATACGATATGCTGCGAACCGAACGGACGCAACATCAATCTGGGCTGCGGCGCACTCCACCTGGAGCCTCTGCAAAAGGCTGTCGTGGAGCGCGGCGCGAATTTCGGTGTGGCCTTTGATGGAGATGCCGACCGGGCCATTTTCGTAGACGGCAGGGGCAAACTGGTGGACGGCGACGCTGTGCTGTTGATCGCCGCGCGGCAACTTCGAGTGCCCGTCGTGGTCGCTACCGTGATGTCGAACCTCGGCCTGGAAAAAGCGCTGGAGCGGGACGGGATTCAACTGTTGCGAACACCGGTGGGCGACAAATATGTGTTGGAGGAGATGGTGCGTCGAGAGGCGGTGCTCGGCGGGGAACAGTCCGGCCACGTCATTTTCCGCCAATACGCCACGACGGGCGATGGGCTGCTCACGGCGCTGCGGATTTTCGAGATCGCGGTCCAAAGCGGCAAGAGCCTGGACGAGCTAACCACCGGTCTCGAGATTTATCCCCAGCGGCTGCAGAACGTTCGCGTGAGCCGGAAACGTCCGCTGGAGGAGATTCCGGAGGTGGTTCGAGAGATACAGGATTGCGAGGCGGAGTTCGGCGGGTGCGGCCGGATCCTGGTGCGTTTCTCCGGCACTGAACCGCTGGCCCGGGTGATGGTGGAAGGGCCCGACCTGAGACAGGTGGAAGGCTTTACCGCCCGCATTGCCGCGGCGATCGAGCGTGAACTGGGGGCTTGATAGGAAGGTCAACTGCCGTGTTCCAGGATTCAGAATATGTAGCGCCATCCGAACTGCATCAGCCCCATTGTCAGCAGTGGTGATGGTGGCTGCGTTGGCCGCATTTACGGGTTTCACGCAGACTCCTGAATCGCGTCGATGGGCTGGGAAGGCTGCGCGGCCGACCGGTCGCTCACGCTCTGGTTTCGGTGCTGGGGCTGTATGGTGGCCTGTGATGACGGGGCCTGCTAACCTGAAACTTGAAAATGAAATTACGCGATATCGCCCGGGTACTGGATTGCAAACTGGTGGGCGATCCGGAGATTGAGATTACCGGTGTCGCGGGCATGGAGCACGCGGGCGCCGGGCAACTTACCTTTCTCGCGAACCCGAAATATACGCACAAGGTGAAGCACACGGCGGCCAGCGCCATTCTGGTATCCTCGCCGGTGGCGGATTATCCGATCGCCAGCCTGGTTTCCGAGAATCCTTACCTGGATTTTGCGCGGGCGCTGGAATTGTTCTACCAGCCGCCGAAGCCGAAGCCCGGGATTTCTCCGCAGGCTTCGATCGCGGAGAGCGCGCAGATCGGGGAGGGGGCTTCGATCGGTCCATTCGCGGTGGTCGGGGAGTGCGTAGTGATCGGGCGGAACGCCACGCTGCATCCGCACGCGGTGATTTACGAGGGAGCGCGGATCGGCGACGATTTCATGGCGCACTCACATGCGGTAGTCCGCGAGCATTGCCAGGTGGGCAACCGGGTGATCCTGCAGAACGGCGTCGTGGTCGGTGGCGACGGATTCGGTTTTGCGAAACGCGCGGACGGGACGCATTACAAGATTGTGCAGTCAGGCATTACCGTGATCGAGGATGACGTGGAGATACAGTGCCTTTCCGCGATCGACCGAGCGACGGTAGGGGAGAGCCGAGTCAAACGAGGAGCCAAGATCGACAACCTGGTGCAGGTGGGGCACGCGTGTGTGGTGGGAGAAGACAACATCATCTGCGCACAAACCGGCCTGGCAGGCAGTTCCGTGCTGGAGAAGAATGTGCTGTTGGCGGGACAGGTGGGCGTGTCCGGGCATCTGACGATTCATGACGATGTCATTGTCTACGCGCAAAGCGGCGTGGGCGGTGATGTGGCCAAGGGCTCCCGAATTTCGGGATCCCCGGCATTCGGCGCCGGGGAATGGCTGCGTGCGGTCACAGCTTTTCCAAGGCTCGCCGAAATGCTGAAGACGCTGCGCGAAATCAAGAAGAAAATGGAGCAACTGGAGCAAAATGAACAACGGTAATTCGAAGTCGAAAGGCAGGCCGGTAGCGTTCCAGAACGAGGCCTTCCTGAACAGCTCCGACGCGCGTCCGCTGCGGATCCTGGCCGAGTACCTGGAACCGTTGTCCCATTTCCGCCGCCAGATGATTCGTGACACGGTGGTTTTCTTCGGCTCGGCGCGGCTGAGGGAAGACGGCCCGATGGCCCGGTATTACGACGAAGCGCGGACGCTGGCGCGGATGTTGACCGAGTGGTCCGATACGCTGACCAACAGCACGCGGCGGTTCGTAGTCTGTTCCGGTGGCGGCCCCGGTATCATGGAAGCGGCCAACCGCGGCGCTTTCGATGCAAAGGGAAAGACGATCGGGCTCAATATCGGACTCCCGTATGAGCAATTGCCAAATCCGTATATCACACCGGAGCTGAGTTTCGAGTTCCACTACTTCTTCATGCGCAAGTTCTGGTTCGCCTACCTGGCGAAGGCGCTGGTGGTGTTTCCGGGTGGCTTCGGGACGCTGGACGAGCTTATGGAGATCCTCACGCTCACCCAGACGCAGAAACTGGCCAAGAAGGTGACGATCCTGCTTTACGGGTCGGAGTTCTGGAAGGAGATCGTCAACTTCGACGCGTTGGTTAAGCACGAGATGATTGAGCCGTCGGATTTGAATCTCTTCAGTTACGCCGATGATCCCGCGTCCGCCTTCGCAATATTGAAAGACGGGCTGATGAAGTACGCGTTGCAGCCCGAGACGCCGGAGACGCCGGCGATCGCGAAATCTACCAATCCACAGAAGCCGGCGGGGACCTGAAGCAGAAATTTCGGTCTGCGCGGTGCTACCGCCGGGCGAAAGCTTTCCTAAACTCACAAGCAACCTCAAACACTATCCGGCGCCGGCCTGGGGTGGCGCGGCGGGTGAGAGCGCCCCTTGCGCCGACGGGTTATCGAAAGCCCTCGATCAAAGGGCGAAATAGCAATTTGAGGATGGGTCAATTTGTTTGTACAACGGGAATGCAAGATTTTTTGCGTTTCTTTTGAGTCACTTGGCGATGTGAGTCCACAAGTTTCAGAATATCGGGTGTTATTGTTTAGTTGGGTATAGAGAGCTGCCTTTAGAGCAGCACAGAACGAATCGAGCTCCGCGTTCGCGGAGCTCTTTCAATTTCAGGGAGTGTATGGAGACCGTAGAGTACGACGAAGTCAGTGAGTCGGATGGGAGCTCGCTGCAAATCGTGGAGCAGATGATCGACCAGATCCGGGAAAAAGTAAAGCAAGGGACGTGCGCCGATCTGACCCGATTGATTCAGTTGCGGAAAGATCTTCGAGAAGCGCAAGAGCGGGGGTGGATTCGAAAGATCGAGGTGCAATGGGTAAAGCCAGGGTCGGAGTTCTTCGAAGACGAATAGGGTATCAGCCTCTGCCGTCTCAGGGAAGATTCCACCAATCGACTGCCGCGTTCAAAGGATTCTCGGGGCCGGTAGGGTCGGGGAAGAGCCAGGCGTTGTGCCAGGAAGCGATCAGCCTGGCATACATCAACGAGGGTAGATGGGGCTTGATAGGCGCGCCGACATACCCAATGCTCCGCGACGTGACGCAAACCGCGTTGTTTGAAGCTCTGGATAACTACAAGATTCCTTATGCATTCAACAAGAGCGAAAACCTGCTTACATTCACGGACAACGGTTCCAGGATCCTGTTTCGTTCGTTAGATGAATACGAACGATTGAGAGGCACGAACCTGGCGTGGTTCGGCGTGGACGAACTAAGCTATGCGCCCGAAGAGGCCTGGCTAAGGTTGGAAGCCAGGCTGCGGGATCCGAAGGCCAGCCAGCGCTGTGGCTTCGGAGTGTGGACGCCCAGAGGTTATGACCGGGTCTATCGGAAGTTCATTTCGGACCGGGTCAAGGGATATGAGGTCATCGTAGCAAGGCCGTACGAAAACCGGTTCCTGCTGAAAAAAGTCCCGGAGTACTACGAGCGGCTAAAGGCAAGTTATGACGAGGCGTTTTTCAAACAAGAGGTGCTAGGCGAGTATTTACACCTGAACGCCGGGCTGGTGTATTACGCGTTCGATAGGAATGTCCATGTAAAGGACTTGCCGGTGCAACGGAATGCGTCGCTATTGTGGGCGCTCGACTTCAACGTGGATCCAATGACGTCGTTAATCGCACAAATGGCCGGCGGCGAGTTGCACGTGGTGGATGAGATTGTAATACGGCATGCGACGACGCAGCAGGCTGCCGAGGAGTTCTGCGAGCGCTATCCGGCGGATCGGGTTTGACTTCGAGTCAGAAAACCGGATCCGGAAGCGGAGAAACGGTGGACGTGGAGAAGATCCGGCCTGGAATGAGCCGGGAAGAGATGGATCGTGTGCGACAGGAGATCGTGCGGATCGCCTCACAGAACTTGAAATAGGCCTTCGACCGTTTGATGTACTTCTACTGTGGGGCGGACTCCCGGGTCTGCGGCCGGCCCCCTGGCCGGCCTGTCGGGACTCAGCAGTACCGCTAGCAGCGGGTCCTGGGGGACCCGCGCGGACCAGGGGGTCCGCCCCACGATAGCAAGGTAACCATACGGTCAGAGACATAGGAGAACGAATGCCAGCAATTACTTCAGCTAACTTAGCAAACGCGATCGTGAAACTGGTGGCGGCCGATGCACTACCCGCCCTGGTGGGGAACCTTGTCATGGGTAACCTGGTGAATCGCGATTACGAGCCGACCCTGGCCCAGGCGGGAGACACGGTGAACATCCCGGTACCGCCGTCGATGCAGGCGAACAACCTGATTGAGGGCGGAACGGTTGTGACGCAGAATCCGAGCCTGGGGAACGCTCAGATCGTGCTGAACACGCACGCGGAAGCGACGTTCCAGATTCCGGATGTGACGAAGGTCCTGGCGGTGCCGGATCTGCTGCAGGTGTACATGCAGCCGGCGATGGTGGCTATCGCGGAGAGGATCGAGACCGACCTGTTGGGGCTATACTCCGGATTCACGTCAAATACACCCGTCGGGACGGCGGGAACTCCCATCACCGAGGCGGTGATCGACGCGGCGGAGACAGCCCTGTTCCAGGGAAAGGTGCCGATGGGCGAGCCAAAGTACCTGGTGGTGGATGCCGCGACTTACTCCCAGTTGCGGCAGATCAGCCGGTTCAGCGAGTACAACTCGGCGGGTGACGCCGGCTTGCGGGCGTTAATCGACGGCACGGTCGGCCGGATCAAGACTTTCTTTTTATTTTGGTCCGGGCTTCTGCCACGGTGTAGGTCTCCCTCCCAATTTTGACTCGAACCGTCCCGTTATCGTCCCATCCGTCCGGCTTCGGCGGCTTCGGTCGCTTCGACGTTTGCACTTCCGGGTAGTTGATAGCCTGGAATTGCGGCTCCGATTCGCCAGCATGGACGTGGAAGAAGACCTTCACACCGGAGCGTTCGTCCACCTTCACGTCAAGCCGAGAGACGTACTTCATCAAAAGCTGCTTCTGGACAGGGCGACCCATTTCCATGAACCCGGCGAATCGTGCCTGGACGCTTGCAGCCAGAGCTTTGATCTCGCCATCCGTGTGCTCTGAGGACAGAGCGTCTTACAGGGTTCGGATCTTGGCGTCAACGTCAGCCGTTTGGCGCTCGTTCAAAGTGAAGTCGGCCTCGTACATCTCGAATGTGATTCGGCCCTTGCTCGTTTTAATGGCGTCGAGCATGTTCCTCTTCTCTCGTTCGAGACCGCTCCGTTCCTTCTTCAGCCGTTCCAGACTCGTCGTCCGCTCACGAATCGTTTCCTCGCTCCTGGACTCCCTAATTCGAGCCTCTGTATACGCCGGGTCGTTCATCGCCATGTGCGCTTGAAGCTCGATCTCGTCGTCAACCTTCCACGCTTGTGTTCTCGGGAATGGGCAGCGACTCTTGCCATTCACTTTTGAAGAGCAATAGTACGATGGCTTGTGCGATGGATCTCCAGGATGCAAGTAGAGTTTCTTGCCGCAGTACCCACAGAATGCCAAGCTGACACCCAAGAAGTCGTTGACGTGACTTCGATACTGCGTCCAAGTATCGGCATTACGATCCAGAATTTGCTGAATCTTGTCAAACAGTTCCTTGCTGATGACCGGATCGCTCACTAAGTTCGGAATTGGCACGTCGATCTGCTCGTGCTCCTTCAGCAATTTCTTTTTTCCCGTACTGTATCGCCGCTTATCCTCCAACCACACCTTGTCCTTGAATGTGTACAGCTTCGTCTTGTGCCCTAATAGCCACGGAGAGCGCAATGCAGAAGCCAATGCGTCCTTTGAACTCAATAGCGGTTTTGGATCTTTGGTTTTCCGATGAAGATTGTACGGGTTTAGTCGAGGCTTACGAGAGTCGGGATCAATGAAGATGTCACGAAAGACGGAATTGATCGACTCTCCCGCAGCGATCCGGCGTGCAGCTTCAGCTATCATCGCCCGATACTCTGGAATCCACTCGTATTTCCCCTCGTTTATTTTTGGATCGAACCGAGTGAACTTAATGTAGAAAGGCAGTTTGTCAATGCACGCCGTCTCAGTCTGACGAAGGATGTCCCTGCCCTCCCCTGTGCGGAATGCGATCATCTCACGTTCGACGGCAGCGTAATTCAAGGCGTCCCAAATCTTCTTCCTATCGTCCCGCACCGTTACATCGAGTTCATCCTTTCGAGTCCAGATCCGCTTCGTTGACTTGCCGCCCATGATCTCTTCAAAGGGCCGCATCAAGTCACCGATGCTCGAAAATCGGTCGTCACGGCTCAGGCGGTCGATGCTTGGGATCACCAGACCAGCAATATCCCGTCTCTTCATCCATTCCTTAAGCTCCCGAAACTCTGGCGTGTGGACCACCTGTGCGCCAGTGACGACCAGAGGGAACTCCTTCACGACCTCCAGATTAAAGTTGTTGCAGGTGAAGCGAATATCACGCCGCTGTCGATCCAGACCAGTCTTCTCGTCTTCTGCCTGTTGCTCTGTGGAGACACGCACCCAGGAGACTACCCGGCGTTTCTCAGTCGTCATAATCAGGAGCGTACCAAAATTACAAGAAGGTCTCAATCGGCATTGGAACATCTTGTGTCAGATGAGATTGCGTCTCATCTTTGCGTCCATCTGATCCAAGTGGAAGGGATGCTCAATGCCGTTGTCGATTTAGTCGCTCTGCTCAATCGCCAACGCTGCCAGGAACGCTGCCGTGCATACGCTCCTCGCAACCCGACGAATATCGGACGGGCGTTTCGGGTCTCCAGAAATAGTCGCTTCGCAATCTAGGGCGTGGATCAAGAGTTCGTCTACGACTTCGGTCAACGGCGGCGGATTTCCGGCGAGGATCGGCTCCGAAACGTACCTCGGCAGCAACGTCGAGTGTGCCAGGAGGTTGATGATCTCCGCTTGTCTCTGGTTCATCGTCTTGCCCTCCGCTGCCTTTCCCATCCCTCCCTTGCCGCCGCCTTCCGTAATCGGTCCTTGGTTTCGCTCATGGCATCTCCGATCATGATGTTCATGTATCGTGGGTCTCGAAGGCGATCAACGGGCAGGGTCAAAACGAGATCCTGTGCATCGCCGAGTACGTCGTGCTCGATTCGCTGGATTGTCGCTTCGGTTAGGGTGGCGGGATCGTGCAAGAGAACTGTCTCCCATACCTCGTTCCGAAAGTGCTGGAATGCCCACCGTTCGAGAATTCGTCGGGCGTCGTTTTGAAGGGAGTGCGGCATCATCGTGTCGTCTCCTTCCGCATCCGTTCTGGTAGAGGACGGTCGAGGCCGAGGCTCTTGCGGATTGCGGCTCTGATCCAGGCTGCTTTGGTGGTGCGGTGATCCCAACACGCTTCCGTCAGCATGTCGTCAAGTTGCGGGGCGATGCGAAGGGTGAAAGTGTGGCTGTTGATTCGTGGTCGGCTCATATTCGGTGTCTACGGTCTCTGTAATTTAGCTACAGCTTCCAGCGACTTGACAGATTTGCAGAACATGAGACGATGTATGTCAAAGGTGCCTTGGAAGCACTTGCCTCTTGCGGTTTTCCACAGATTTATTTTGGGGCTTGTGTACGTCTTAAGCGATATACACAACCTGTGGTAGCCGCTCACATGAGGCTACAGTTCAGCGGAGCTAGATATTGATTGCAGTCCGGGTGTGCGATGGTCTCGGCATCCATAATCAATAGCGGCTGTGCAGTTTGTTGCGAAAGCAGCACGTCACGGTAAGAGTGCCATCAACGGCGCATTGGGGAGTGACGTAAAGATCCGATCCCCACCTAACCTACGCTTGTGGATCTCGGCGTAGCAGGGTGTATGCGGAGTTCCTGGTATAGCGTTGATGTCGGTGGCCGTGTACGCAGAGTTACTGACTCGAATCCAATTTGGTTTTGAAGTCGTTGACGATAACCTATACTTCAATTCCGGGTAAGGATTCGTGTCGATAAACCGTACCGCAGATTGGAAACTGGTTCTGGTGGTTCAATATGATCTGGAATATGAGCGAAGCGAAGCGTAGCGAATGCCGAAGGCTACTATTCAGTCCAGGCAAACAACGAGTCCCAAGTGGTTCCAGATTTCCTTGTTGAACCTGTATTGAAGATGGCGGCGGGACGTACTGCATGTGCGCCGATATCGGTATGGACGGGTTGCTGCTCGGATAGCCTGTAATGGCGGAATCCAGGTTGCCACCGCTCAAACCAGTATTTCCGTGGTTTCGTTCGAATACGGCGGTGGCTACTGGATAGTCGGCTTAAAGTCGTTCCCATCCGTCAAGGCGGAAGCGTCTGATCTAAGATCCCATTCAGCCGCCAACGCATCCGCCGTCTGCGCCAGGAGTTCCAGCACAGAATCCAGGCGGCGCACGAAATCGAGGACCGTCGATTTCAGCATTTCCGGGCGTTCGGGATTGGCGGGGCAACGGAAAGCGTCGAAGGCCGGGTCAATCCCATTCGCCTCTTCGACCACGGCCTTGAAATCGGCAAGGCTCTCGATGCCTTCGGTCTTGAAGTCCTCTTCCCACCGTAGCGTCGTTACGATCTGCACGACGAACTGCGCCAGCCAGGAAAGGGATTTGGTCTTGTGGACGGAAAGCTCATCGGGTCGGGACGCCAGAAATTTGCCGCCGTCTCCGAGGACGATCACTTTTAGATGCAGTTCGACAGCATGGCGATATGCGGTGAGCACCGGGCAGAGGTCGAAGCCGGGGATCGGGCCGGGTTCCACGTCGAGTGCCCCTGCCAATTTCTTCGCCGCCGAATGGTATGCCCGAGCAAACAAGAAGTAGTCGTCGTCTTCGAGATTCCGCCAGTGCATTTCCTTCGAGTGTAGCTCGGACAAGGATGAGTCCTTTTCGGTTGTGCGTTGCTAAAATCTCGACATGCCGCACACGCACCCGAAGGACTGGATTGACGTTCTAGCAGCACTTTCACCCACCGTTGCGGTCCTGGTTGCAATAGGAGTTGCAGTTGTTCAAGCGTATCTGCAAAAAGAGGCGCTGAAGCAAAACCTCTACGACAGGAGATTCCGGGTCTACTCTGCAGTTTTGGAGCTTTGGGAGGCACTTCGTAAGGCAGAGGACGTAGACGAGCGAGAATTCGCAGCCGCCGTACTTCCGGCTACGCACTTGTTCGGCTCCGACGTACAGAAATATGTCAGCGGGATCAAGGATCGGCTGTTTCGGTTACGAGGCCAGTACAAAAGCCAGGAAAAGGCCAAAGAGCGCAATGACCTCGTTCGTTTCATTGCTCATGATTTCGAGGTCTGCTTTGATCCCTACCTCCAGCTTCATTATGACGAGAACCTGTTGAGTCGATTAAAGGCACAGGTTGATGGGTGGGTGGACGGAGCGGATGCGAAGATGGCGTCCAGATACGGAAGTCGCTGATAATACCGATGCTGGCGATTGTCTTCCGCCACACGTTGTCTTCGGCGCTTTTCTGCGCTTGAACCGTCCGAGAGCCAAACGATCTCAGACTCGACTTCAGCAGTTCATGGACCTGAGAGTACCGATGACCTGTTGGACGAACGAGCAGACTGCATCTCGACCTGCGCCTTCGGTCAGCATTAGAGCAACATCGGAACCGCCGTATAAGAGCGTTGTGAATACCTGCCCCGCCAATCGCTCATCGGTCGCTCGGATCGCCCGGAGTCGCCGTTCAACAGCTTCCTGTTCTTTCCGATCCCGGCAATCACAATCGCCGAGCGTGCAGCCGTCGTGCCGTCCCGCTTTGCATGGTTCGCAGATCATCTGAGTCCTTTTGTCTCGCCCACGACGACAACCTAATCGTAAATGTCGCTGTCGAGGATGTTCTTCACTGTCCGGGCGTACCAGCGGCCTCGGAGCTTGGTCGGGACGCCATCTTCATTGAGCGCCTGAGCGATCATGTCCAGCGACCAGCCGTCATCCCGGCGCTCTCGAATCAAATCCACGATGGCGATCTCAGCCGGGTTCTCGACCAGTGCGGTGCCGACGACATCGAAGCCGTAGGGCGGATGGTTGTACACCTGCCGATGTTCCCGTTTGTGGGCCAGCGATAGAGTCGTTCTCTCGGACACCAGATTGCGTTCGCACTCCGCAAATCCGGCCATCATTGTCAGGAGCATCCGGCCCATTGCGCTGGCGGTGTTTAGGGAAGCGCCGCCCATGTCGATCAGGTGCAAGATCAACCCGGCCTTATCCCATGCTTTCGTTTGCCGCAGAGCATCCTCGGCATCACGGAAAAGGCGGTCGAGCTTGAGACCGACTATGTTCGAGACACCCTCGCTGACCTGCTCCAGAAGTCTGGCACCACCAGGACGCTTGCTCAGGGTTACGCTGGCCGAGACGCCCTCTTCTCGGATCACATCACCTGGATGAACGTCGAGACTGTTCATCTGGCAGTACGCTCGAAGGCGTTCCTCCTGGGCATCGAGCGAGACTCCTTTCAATTGTTCCAGGGTTGAAACCCGAAGGTACAGGACAGAGGATCTGTCGCTTGACTGGCTCTTGCGTTTCGCCATTCTGCGTATGCAAAAGTATAGCAGCCAGAACACGCAACCGCAACATTGTCGTGTAAGCATGGTCGTGCTTACATTTGCGTAGGCAAAAGTGCTACTCTCACCTGTGAATGCCGACCAAGAAATTCAGCAAGGTCGGGATGCCATCGAAGGCGTCCAGGCGCACTACTACCGCTGAGCCGAAGAAGATGGGCAGACCCCGAGGCAAGCACACCGATCCCAACTACAAGCAGATGTCCGTCTATGTCCGCAAGGACGTGCGACTCAAGGTGAAGACACGGCTGCTTGAAAGTGGTGGCGAGTTCAGTGCTCTCGTAGAGTCGCTTCTTGAGGACTGGCTGGACAACGGCAAGGGCGCTTATGCGGGGAATTGAGGCCCGGAAGCGGAGGAAACATCAATGAATCAGGGGCCGACAACAGTTCCAACTGGCGCTCCGAACATCATCACGCCCGTTACTCGCAAGGAGATTACGGACTATCTGTCGTCAACGTGCGATTGGGCCGGGGATCTGAATGAGCATGATTTCCTGGGCAGGTTGTACGATCTCGTCAATCTGCCGAGCACAGATCAACGGCCAGAGTACAGGGCGAACGCATCTAGCGACATCTACCAACATCGAGTCAACAATTCGGATTGGGGCGGAAGGGCGTGGCTGTTCACGGACAGTCGCTTCAATTTGCGCCATTGCAGCGATGAAGAGTTCCTGCGATTCCTCTGCGAGACCGTTCAGCCAATTGTCCGATCAAACGCCAAAGAGATCGAGGAAATGGTTGCGGTTTTCAACGAGCACTTGTCCGTTGATGGATGGGAATTGGCACCAGCGAAGTTCATATCGAATAGACCCGTCTTTGCACATCGTCGCATCTCTGATGGAGCCAGACTCCATTTACAACAGGCAAAAGCAGTTGCCGAGCGCCTGAGTGGGCAGTACGTCGTCCAGCAAATTCGGCGGCTGGAGGACGCCGTTGAAAAAGACGCTGAACTTGCAATTGGCACGGCAAAAGAATTCCTGGAAACACTCTGCAAGACGATCTTGAACGAGCGTGGTGTATCGTTCGCCAAAGACGAAGACCTTCCGGCAATCGTCAAGCTGACGACGAAAGCCCTGAAACTCGTTCCCGACGACCTTCCAAAATCGGGCGGCACGGAGAAGACGATCACGGTCTTGTTGAATAACCTGAGTTCGATAGGGCATCAGCTTGCGGAACTCCGAAATCTCTACGGAACCGGGCACGGAAAGCTAACAGATCACATTGGGCTGGAGAAGCGTCATGCGAAGTTGGCTGTTGGAGCAGCGGCTACGTTGGCTCTTTTCCTTTACGAGTCGCACGAGGTTGGTTGATTCTGAGGATGGACGATGGCAGACGTTGTTTCGGCTTTTGAAGAAACGAATCTCGAACGAATCTGCATGATTCTGGCCGACACCAATTCGGGCTTGACTGGATCGGAGATCGGACGACTTCTTCTGCAAGTCGGCATCGAGGATGGCGATCCCACAGGGACGAAATGGAAACGGTTGTTCTTCGCTCTCTGCAATCGCCAGCGCCAGGATTGTTGCGGGAACAATGTTGTTCGCTTCATCTATGCAGCAATGGACCCGGTGAGGTACACCAGCGAACCGGAAGTGTTCGAGCATCGGCGCACGGAATTGAATCAGGTTCTCATCTTCTCGGGATACAGCCTGGAAAAGAATGGAAAGCTGAAGAAGCAGCAAGCAGCAGCAACGTTAGACGAGGCGCAGGAACGTGCAAACCGACTGAAGGCCGAACTTCGGCGGCGGGGCGTTCACCATGATGTGCTTGTGTTTTGCAGGGCCGAGCTAATCCAGAGCAACTACTTTCATGCTGTTTTCGAGGCGACCAAGAGCGTGGCCGAGAAGATTCGCAGCTTGTCGGGTTTGACGGGCGACGGAGCGGCGCTGGTGGATCAAGCCTTCGGCATTGGACAAGCCGGAATTCCCTTCTTGGCGCTAAACAGTCTACGAACGGAGACCGAACGAGACGAGCAGAAAGGGCTGATGAATCTCATCAAGGGTATGTTCGGAGCATTCCGCAACGTCACCGCCCATGCTCCGAAAATCTCTTGGAACGTAACGGAACAGGATGCGCTGGATCTGCTGACCATCGCCTCGCTGATTCATCGACGGCTGGATTCGGCGGTCAGGACACCCAGGACAATATGAGCGTGGAGGGGGTAAGCGAGTGGCAGAATTTGAGTCGCGGACACAGTATCGGGAATTCTCGTCGTTCGTGATGCGAAGATCCCGGCACGTTCTCGATGCCAAGAACCAAGCGTTTCTCGATACCGTAATAGAGACAAGCGAGAAACGAAGGCGGCGCATCGAAGCTGGCAGTCGGCTGTGGAGGGCGCAGCTAGGTTCCGTTGATGAAAGAAACCCATTCCTCCCGGAACGCATGTCGCCGCTGGCTGACCGTGCCAACGAAGGCAGGGTCAATCCAAAAGGAATTCCTTGCTTCTATTGTTCAACTGATAGGGAGACGGCCATGACCGAGACACGCCCCTGGATGGGTTCATTGGTTTCGGTGGCGCAATTCGTTGTGCTTCGGGACTTGACGGTCGTAGATTGTTCGGCAGACCCGGACGCAGAACCACCATATTCGGCGGTTCTCAAGGGCATACAACCAGATCCCCGTCAGCGGGAACGGCACGTATGGGCCGCAATCAACAAGGCGTTCTCTGAGCCAGTCACTCGAAGTGACGACGTGGCTGAATATGCTGCTACGCAAATGCTGTCAGATGCGTTTCGATTTCGTTACGACGGAATCGTTTATGCAAGCAAGCTCGGCAGCGGACAAAATGTAGCCATTTTTAGCCTCGCCGCCGCCGAGATCGCCAACTGCCATCTGTACAGAGTGAAAGCTGTCAGGCTAGAGTTCGAGGATTCGGCGCATTCCTACAACACGGAAAAATACGGCAACGACTCGCATTGCTCCCAACGAGCAATCATAAGCAATCCATGATGAAAGTCCGTGGTGAGATTGAGGCTCGAAGCTAGACTGGTTCGAGATGGCAGAATTTTTGGAACGACAACGAACGCCCGAGAACTATTGGAGAGCCATCATTCTCTTCGGGCAGAACGTCGCCTCGTACAAATTCGCTTTGGCGAAAAGTCTGATCGAACTTTCGACCAACGGAAATGAATCGGTGAACCTCGAAGATTTGGCCGAGCCGTTCTCCAGGCACGTTGTTGAACACCTTGCCAAAGCTCCCAAGCAAGCGACATTTTCCTCCAGTCGGTTCCTGGAGGCGTGCAGGAAGTTTGGTGAAGGGAAACTCGGCAAAAGACGAACTGATCGGGCAAACAGCGAAGTTGGCGTTTGATGATGTCCTCGACCGTTTCCATGTCGTAAATCGAGAGGCGATCCCGATACGGTTCTACACGGATGAACGCAAAAGCGGTGGCGGCATCCGGCTGACCGACGAGCTTTTCCGTCTGCGTGAACGGCTTCAGTTCGGCAATCTACCTCATGAAGTCGAGGCTCGGTGGCGTCTCGTTGAAACCGCTTGGCAATTGAAGGTCACACGAACCGCACTCGCCGTTTCGGTTGATGACGAAATGCTGGTGACAATCTCGGGCGACAGAAGAGCCAGCTTGACCAGTTGTCGTGATGCCCTGAACGGTTATCAGAAAGGCAAGTGCTTCTACTGTTTCTCGGACATCTCGGTAGAGAGCAATTCTGATCTACTCGCCGATGTTGACCACTTCCACCCGAGGACCCTCATGCAGATCGGCTCGTCCCTCAACCTCGACGGCGTATGGAACCTCGTCCTGGCGTGCCAAAACTGCAATCGAGGCGCTGACGGGAAGTCGAGCCGCTTGCCACAGCGCCGATTTTTGGAACGTCTCGATACCCGAAACGAGTTCTTCATCACCAGCCACCATCCGCTTCGAGAGACGTTGATGGGGCAGACAGGAGCCATCCGGCAAGAACGTGTGAAGTACTTGAATGCAGCATACGAAACCGCTTGGGAGTGGTTGATGCATCGCTGGCAACCGAAAGCTGAGAATGAAGCCGCCTTCTGATTACACGGCCTCGACTACGGCCTACTACGACACGCACGCCTCGGAGTTCTGTGAGAACACCGCTTCCGTGGACATGAGCGAATTGTATGCACCATTCCTGGCAGGGATTCCGGCTGGAGGGCGAATCATGGACGCCGGATGTGGATCGGGTCGTGACTCCCTTGCATTCCTGAAAGCGGGTTACGATGTCGTCTCGATTGACGCTTCGCTGGAGATGGTCAAAGCCACGAGCAAACTCACCGGACGAGATGCACTGCTGCTGGCGTTTAAGGAGATCGAGTTCGTAAACGAGTTCGACGGCATTTGGGCGTGCGCCTCGTTGCTGCACGTCTCACGTCGGGACCTGGATGCCGTTCTCATCCGGCTGACAAAGGCACTGAAGGCCAAGGGCGTGCTCTACCTCTCGTTCAAACTCGGTGACGCCGAACGGTTTGAGCACGGACGCTTTTTCAACGACCTGGATGAACCGCTCCTGAAGTCGTTTGTTGCCGATCAGCCCCGCCTGGAACTTGTGAAGCTATGGGTCACGAATGACGTGCGGAACGACCGCCGGGGTGGTCAACAGTGGTTGAACGCCATTTTATGTCGGACTGCTTCCACATGCTGAACTGCGACGACCTGCTTAAGCCAACTCGATTGTGGACGAGGACTGAAGTCCTGGCCCGACCATCTCCGGTTCCGAAAGCGGCGGGAGTGTACGCATGGTACTTCCGCCGCCTGGATTGTCTTCCGGCATCAGAGTGTCTTTCGTGCGGCGAGTTCCGGCTGCTTTACGTCGGCATTTCTCCATCAGCCCCTCCTACAAACGGCAAGGGACCGAGCCGCCACAATCTTTGGCATCGAGTACGCTATCACATGCGGGGCAACGCCGAGGGTTCAACTCTGCGATTGTCCTTGGGATGTCTCCTGGCTGACGAATTGGGGATCGAACTGCGAAGAGTCGGCAGCGGAAAGCGCCTGACATTTTCTGCGGGTGAAGAACGCCTGTCGCAATGGATGGACGAGAACGCCCGAGTTGCATGGCACGTCTGTGATGAGCCGTGGAAACTCGAAGAGAAACTTATTTCAGCGGTCAACCTACCGATAAACCTCGATCTGAATGCCACCCATGCTTTTTGTTCGGTGCTATCCGAGTTGCGACGGGCTGCACGGTTCAAGGCAAGGGCACTGCCGATTCTGCCGAGATGAGTTTCTGCTTGACGGCATCATTGCGAAATGATGTCCACAAGCGATCTCGGTAAGACGTACGAAAGGCCGTGCTCCGCAATCCTTTCTCGTAGGGATGCGATGACGGCATCTCGAACCTCGGTTGGCAGCAACAGCAGTTCCGACCGAAATCGCTCGATGCCGAGTTCGCAAAACGATGCCGGGAACAATTTCGTAGTAATGAAGCCGTGCGGGAACGACTGCTCGACGTTGGCATCGAGGCCGAAGAAGTGCTTCAGCGTGTTCGAGTCCAATTGAATCCAGTATGGAAAACGGACCACCTGCAAACCGAGAGACCGAGCGATTTCATCCTTCGCCAGATCACCCTTGATCTTCATCGAATGACGGTAGTGGTCGTCGCCGTCGTACTCCACCACGGTTATCTTGCCTTTCGCCTTGAACGCCATATCCCAACGCTGGCGAGTGTTGCTGACAGGAACCTGCTCCCCCAACCACTCATCTGGCAATAGTGCTTGAAGGGCTTTCGAGAGTTTCGACTCCGTGAGGTAGCCGTCAACCTTTATGGTTCTCCGTTCGGCAGATAGAAAGTGGTTCATACGGATTGCTCTCGTTTTACCGTCGCCGACACTTGAAAACCGGATCTGGCACGTTGGTTTGAAAGCGGAAGAACAGAGCGACCCGGTAGCCAAGCTGATCCTTGAACGCCGCCAGCTTCATCAAGTCCCACTCGTCACCTTCGGGGTTCGTGGACTTCTTAACTTCTATGACGGCGATGTTCTCGTCGGTTCCACGGCGATGAATGATGATGTCAGGGAACACCGTCTTGGCGTGGAGATCGTCACTGTTGATGTCGTGCCGTGGGGGTAGCGCCAGCCGCTTCGGATCATGGCGGTCCCGGTTATACTCACAGTCTACGTCCCACTCCTGGAACTCCCGCTGCAAATGCTCTGCGAACTTGTGGGTTATGCTGCGCTCGTTGAGATCGCAGGTGAGCAAGTAAGGATCGTGTCTCAGAAGCGAATCAGCGGCCTGGATGACCCGTCGCTCGACTTCAGCGATGTTGGGGTCGGGATGCGGAGCCATGAAGCTCAATTCTAGCGGACTAGCGGCGACCGACGTTTCCAGTACAGTCATTTCAGGCGGGGACAGGAATCGACCCACGCTTCTACATCTACCCGCCTGTACCGAACCGCCGAGCCGATCTTCTTGAATGTCGGCCCGGTACGGAAGAGCCGCCATCGCCGAACACTGGCAACGCTCATCTTGAGGAAGGCGGCGACCTCGTGCTCATTCATCATTTCGGTCGGCTCGGGATGCGATTGTCGCCCGAGCGGTGGCGGGTTGACGGCTGGCGGGTTGACGGCTGGCGGTCGTTTCTCAATTGAATTGCCCATCTCCTGTGCGCTCCGTTGCCGATTCTGGCGTTCCAGTTCGGCAATCCGCAGGTTCAGCCGCTCGATCTCCTTCAGCGCAAGTAGGTGAACCTCTCGCAGAAGCTCGATAATTTTTCCTTGGGTTGAATCCATGACGCATTATGGGCTGTGACCGTCGCCGGATGGGGAGGAAGTCCACCGGGCGGCTGCGGAGCGATCCTGGGCCGTCCTATGCGCCGTGGCGGGGCATCCTGGGCGAGTGGGTGATTTGGACCAGTGTTTCGGCGAGGGTCCCATTTTCGCTAGGAGGTACAGCGCCCCTCGATGCCGGGGAGGGAGTCGAGATCGCAGTACGAGTGCCCCGGCGAAATTCAGCGAACGGGTCCTGGTGGCCGGAATCCTGGCTGGCTGTTACGTGTGCGCTGAAGCAGGATTCTGGAGTATTGGTAGCCGGAATCTATCGGTCCATCATTTCGATGTCGATGAACTTGAATCGCTGCGAATCGGCGTAGTCAAAAACGGAAGAGTCCAGGGCGTTAATCCCGAGTTGCCGGAATTGTTGAAGAGCGGTGTCGATGTGCTCAAGCCATCGCACGTCCGGTGCCGTTGCTTTGGCTTCCGTGTGGCCGGGGCCGAACAGTTCAATAGCGTAGCAGCAATCCAACAGGTATCCGGTGCCGACGCTCAGGCCGTCGCCGTCGATTACATCTGCGACATTGATGATCCCGACGAATTGGGCGACATGGTTCCGAAGGGACGAATGGGCAGCGGCGGTTCGGAAGGCTTCGCACTGGCGCTCAAAGATTCTACGTCGCCCTTCTGTGGTTTGCCGTGGCGGAACCTCGGGGCCGTTCTTGAAGAGCTTGTACGCTCGGTCCTCGACCGCAAACACGTCAGCGTAGAACCCGCCACCGATCTGGCGATGACAACGGCGGTCGAAGATCATTTCAATACCCTTCGTTAGTAGACGGCGGCATCCTAGTGTCGTTCATCATGTGTTGAGAGACCGTGACGCCGGAAACGTCGTCGGCGTTGCGCTTAAGGCCTTCAAAGAATTCGACCAGCGTTCTCACGGCATTTCGCCAACGGCTGTAGGCAATCGTCTCCTTAGCTCCCCATCCACTCGCCCAAAGAACACAGGACGTAGCGTTTGTCTCTCCCCACTTGGCTCCGTAGTTCCGCTCGAAAAGAGTCAGGAAGTATGCGGGTTGAATCACGAAACAGACCTCGGTTCCGATGGCGTCGAGTGTGAAGCCGTCATACAGAGCAACGTAGCGCCCTTCCTTGTTCAACGACATCTGCGAATAGGAGAAGGTCACGTATGAGGAACACCAATGAGCGGCGGTCCTCGATTCTTCAGAGAGCGGTATCGTGCCGCCCGGTTCGTAGGGTGGGGCTAAGGCGAAGGCACACCCATGTGTCATTAAGGGGCCTTCCTTCCTGTTCAGGACCGAGACTAGCTCTCGTAGAACTGGCTGTTGGGCAAGCTCTGGAATTCTGTGAATGTCGGCGGGATGGAGCCGAAGATCAACGTAAGGGTGTACTCCGTCCTCAGCGATGTATGGAAGATCGTAAACCCGAGAGACCCTTATCATCGTTTTCATGTAGTGTCGAGGCGAGAACAAACATATTCCTCTCCTTCTGTTTTTCTGTCAAGTTTGCACTAGACACCTCTCCGTACAGCGATGTTCGGGGAACATCTCATTGAACGATGTCACGACGTATTCGTTGGCCTCACGGATCGTTGGGCACACCCGCTTGCCGTCAAGCTGATCGCCCCAATGCCGCCCGATCCATTTCCGGCCACGGCGCTCCACCTTAGAGTAGATGAATCCATCGGCAGTGTCGGGGACGAACGACAGCGGCTTTCGGGTGGTGGGCACACACATCGGCTTCGGTGCCAAGCCCTGCAATTCCTGGATGTACGTGATCTCGATCAGCTTGCGAAGGCAATGTGAACAACCGAAGATGTGCCGTTGAACCTGGATCGAGTCGTGTGTCGCTAGTTTTCCGAGTGCGAGGTTTTCCATCTGTTCCGCTGAAATTGCGTGAGGCATAAGAAATAGTGGGAGCGATCCCGGACGACTCTCACGTAAATTTCTGAAGCGAACTGGCCCTTTCTTTTCAACTGACTACAGTGAGCCAAATTGCCAAGAAAGCCAAGGACTTCTTCGTGGTCCGGTCGCAGTTTGTGGCCAAGACCGGCATGACGGTTACAACGCACAATCTGGCGTTTTCTAAGAACGCAATCGGACTGGTGATGCGGAGACTGCCGCAACCGCTGGCGGGCACGGGCGCCGTGTCGCACTACGCGGAGTTGGGCAATTTCGGCATGCGGGTGACGATGTCATACCAGCCGAACACGCTGGCGCAGCAATTCACCGTGGACGTGCTCTACGGATGCGCCGTGCTGCGGAACTCGAGCGGTGTGCAGGTGAACAGCTAGACGGGAGGTTCGGGTGGCGCACGGCACAGCGCGTGCGCCACCTTTCCAAGAGGACAAGATTATGGACATGCGAGTTTATTACCGGAAGGTTCGTGAGATCGAAGAAAAGCTACCGGCGGATTCGTTGGTGGTGGTCAGCAAGGAGACATCGGAGGGAGGGAAGGCCGGCGTACTGACTGAGGTATCGCGGCGAAACGCCGCCAAGCTATTGGTGGAAGACCGCGTCACCCTGGCGACAGAGGAGGAGGCGCAGCGATTTCACGAAGCGCAAGCCGAAGCCAGGCGGGCCGCTGAACAGATCGCAGCGGCTACCCGGATGCAGGTTACGGTGGTGCCGACGGCGGAATGGCAGAAGATGAAGACCGGTAACCGGCCGACGAAGGAATAGTCCCCAAGGCCTTATTCACGGACGGAACGATCAATGCGGTGGATGACCTGACGGCGCACGACGCCGGGGTCCTGGACGTGGCCAGCACAGAGGGGATTGACGCGACCAAAAAGCTTCAATTAGCCCAGGACGATCTGGAACTGGAGTTGAGTGGCTGGCTTGCGGCCGGGGACAGTATAAACAGTGTCGTGGTGACGACTGCACTCCGCCTGTGGCACGCCTTTCACACACTAGAGCTCATATACCGGGATGCTTACAACAACCAACTGAACGACCGGTACGCGGGGAAAAGGGATCAGTTCAGCGGGCTGGCGAAATGGGCAGCGGACAGACTACTGGCGAGCGGCGTGGGTATGAGCTCGAATCCGGTGCCAAAGGCGGGCGCGGCACAACTGTCGTATTATCCGGGGCAGAGTTCCGGGGAGACTTACTATGTGAGTATATCGTGGGTGAACGCTCAAGGCGTGGAAGGGGCGGCCGGCGACTGGAGCGCGATCACCATGCCGGACGGTAACACATTGTGCGTCAGGCCGGGGGCTGCACCACAGAATGCGATGGGATGGAACGTATTCGTGGGACTTTCTCCAGACACCATTTCGCGGCAGAACCAGTCGGTGCTCGACCCGGCGCAAGCGTGGGTGCAGCAAGGCGTCGTTTCCACGACCGGATCGCTGCCGGGAGACGGGCAGGCAAGCGACTGGGTCCGGCTGGTGGCGCGGGTACTGCTGAGAGGTTAGCGATGGCCAGACCAGGAAATTCAGCAACTAACAAGCTGGTGGCACTACTTACATCCAGCCCGGGAGTGAACGGGAAACTGGACACGCTCGCGGCGTTGGAAAACATGCCTCTGGCACCGCTCGGGCCGAAGCAGATTGCGACCCAGAACGTCGCGTTCGAGCTTTCGGACCGAGGGGCAGAGGTGAAGTATCCCGCGGTTTGTATTTACTGCGACAAGATCGCGAACTCACTGATCGAGAAGTTCAGAAAATTCTCGGGGACGGCGCACATAGTGATCGAGGTCCGGCTTTCACAGGACAAAGTACAGGGTCTGGAGGCCTGCCTGCAACTATACGTGGACGCGATCACACAGATTCTCGAACAGAACCGGGGCGACTGGGGACAGGGCCTTTATTACACGGGCGGATACGAAGTTGCGTTCGGTCCGGTCAAGCATGGCGGTCGGAATTTCATACAGATCGCAAAAATCACATTGGAAGTAGGAGCGAGCAGCGACTGATATGTCTTACATTTCTTCCGATTCAAATCGTTTTTACGCGGCGTTGGAGAGCGGTTACGGGCAAGTGGCGGCGGTGACCGCAAAGCAGAGGATCCCGGCTCTCAAACTGGCGACGCGGCAACAACTGGAGGTTGCGGACCGCAAGGACAAGACGGGGAGCCGGACATTTACGGGCGTGCCGGCAGGCGGGAGGCGGCGGACGAGTTTCGATCTGCGCACCTATATGACGAGTTGGGCCGACCAGACGCAGAATCCTGCTCACGGGCCGCTGTTCCAAGCTGGGTTGGGGCCTGCTCCGGTGGTGTTCCACGGAGCCACGGCGGGCAGCGGATCGGTCGGGAATACGCTGGTATTTGCAGCGGCGCACGGGCTGGCTCCGGGTCAGGCAGTGGCGTTCTCGGGAGAGATCCGGTTTGTGACGGCGGTGCCGGACACGACGAGGGTCATTCTCAACGCTCCCTTTTCTGTGGTGCCGGCGGCGGGAGCGGCAATCGGTGGGACGGTCTCTTACTCGCCGGCGACGGAACTGCCGAGCCTGAGCATTTTTGACTACTGGAGTCCGGTCACAGCGCTACAGCGGATCCTATGCGGCGCGGCGATCAACAAGTTCCTGATCCAGGTGAACGGGGACTACCATCAGTTCGAATTCAGCGGCATCGCACAGGACCTGATCGACAACAGCAGTTTTTCCGGCAATGCCGGAGGCCTGAGCGCATTCCCATCCGAGCCGGGGTTGAACGCGTTCGATTATTCCATCGTGCCGGGAAACATGGGCCAGGCATGGCTTGGGAACGGGCCCGACCGGTTCTACACGATCTCGAGCGCCTCGTTTCTGGTGGACAACACTCTTGACGTGCGGGCGCGGGAGTTCGGGTCGAACCTGCCGCGGAGCATATCGCCGGGACGGCGGTCGGTAATGCTCGACCTGGAACTTTTCGAGCAGGATGACAACGCGACGCTGGGGCTGTACCAGGCGGCGCGTCAGCAATCGCCGATCGAGGTGATGTTCCAACTCGGCGAGCAAAGCCAGCAACTCGTGGGCGTGTACCTGAAGAGCGTGGTGCCGGATGTACCGGAGTTCGACGACAGCGAGCATCGCCTGCGGTGGCGGTTCCGCGAATCGCGGGCGCAGGGCACGGTGGACGACGAAATCGTGGTCGCGTTCGGATAGGGCAGGGAGGCGAAGGTCAGCATGAAATACGAAAGCACAGTTCGGATCGACTCCGCGGTTATGCCGGGGGTCCAGTTCTGCGTGCAGAGGATGTCGTTCGGGCGGCGGGTTGAACTGACCCGGAGAATTCGTGAACTCGCGGAGCGGGTGGAATTCCTCAATGCAGGGGAAAGCGCCAAGGAGAAACTGGATGCGGCGCTGCTTTCGGCGGACGTCGACCGAACCTATGTGCTGTGGGGACTTCGGGGGGTAGAGGGGCTGGAACTGGACGGCATCCCGGCCACACCGGAGTCCCTGGTGTCGGAAGGACCGGAGGATTTACTGCGCGAGGCGCTCACAGCGATCAAAGCCGAGTGCGGTTTGTCGGACGATGAAATAAAAAACTGATTGTCGCCTTCCATTTCTATCTGTTTTCGAACCAGGCCGGCTGGAAGTGCGAATCGTGTCGAAGGGCCGGCCTGGCGAACCGGCGGAGGTGCGGGCGGTTATTGGGAGCTTCGGTGGGTGGGGATCGCGTGGTATGGGCGAGGAAAAGCGCCTCGACTCACACTTGCCCCAAGTCGTTCGTCACGGCGCAAAGCATGGCATGGCTTGAGGAGTTCGTGGTGCGGAGAAGGCTGGGGCAACGGTGGCCGGAAGAACTGGGGGCGCGCGAGGCAGAAGCCTTCCTAATTCTAGAATCTGAGTGGCAAGCGGAGATGCAGAATGGCTGAGCAGAACTTAGACGAGATGATCATGACGGAATACCACCGTGTGGCGGGCGGGCACGGCGTCCCACGAGATACCAGCATCAGTCTGCCCAGTTTGGTGCAGAAGGTCGTCAGCAAGCCGGTTGCTCCCAACTCTGTGGGGCCGAAGCTGACTGCACCGGTATCGACCGCGAGTTCAACAACAATTCCCGTCGTTCCTTCAGCCAAGGCTTCGGTGTTACCTCCGGTGACAGCCCCGGCAGCGACTTCACTGGCGAAAGCAGTGTCGGCGGTAACGCAGAATGTTTCCAGTTCGCGCCAGCAAGTGATCAGCAACGGTGCGATCAACAAAGGATACACGGAGCCTGTTCCGCTATCCCAACAGCCCGCGCAGAACGTGTCCTCCGGCGGTGGGAGTGCGGGATCGATCGCGCAGACGGCATTCAAGATATTCAGCAGCGGGCTGGGTTTAATGCCCCTGATTTCCGGGCTGACGGGCCTGTTCAGCGGTGGCGGATCGACAACTCCGGCGCCGCTGGTGCGCTATGCGATGCCGCGTTCGATCCAGATTGAGGCGGCAAACTCGAGAAGCTGCGGGAGTTTTCAGGCTGTGGACTATGGGCAAAATGGCGCGCCGCGCGCTTATAGCGAGGAGGCCGGCGATTTCCATGCCGGGGCGGGACTGGGCGCGACACCGGCCTGGCCGACACAAGCCGGGGCTGGTTCGGGCGGGGCGCAGATCGTGGTGAATGTGCAGGCGATGGACAGCCGGTCGTTTCTGGATCATAGCCAGGACATTGCGACCGCGGTGCGGGAGGCGATGCTCAATATGCATCCTGTGAACGACGTGGTGAGTGAGTTGTAGCAATGGCCGATTTCCCTCTACTGAAAACCAACGCAGTGATGCAATACCCCGCGACGCGAGACTTTCGCTACAGCAATGCGGTGTTGCGCTTTGTGGACGGCAGCCAGCAGTGCTATCGCGAGTCGAAGGATGCACTGCGGAGGTGGCAGATCCGGCTGGACCTGCTGGACGAAGCGGAACTCGCTGGTCTCGAGGCGTTCTTCGTGATCAACCAGGGGATGTTCGGGAGTTTCTCGTTCACGGATCCGTGGGACAACACGGAGTATCCGGATTGCAGCCTGGAGCAGGACGTGTTCGATTTTCAATTGGTGGGCGAGATGAGAGCGCGGACCACCGTGGTGGTGAAGCAGAACAGGAGCTAAAATGCAGTGCTTTCCGCAGCTATTGACCGGGGCTTCGAGCCAGTACCCGATTCGCAAACGTAGGACGGCACGTACGATCGTGAACCAATGCCTGGATGGGCGGGAGATCAAACTGGCGGATCCCGCGGGATGCAGTTGCGACTGGGAATTGGCCTTTCAGGAACTGACCGATGACGAGATCGGGCTGCTGCAGACTTTTTTCGTGAGCATGGAAGGAAGCCTGGGTGCATTCACCTTTCTGGATCCGAGCGACAACTTGCTGGCGTGGAGCGAAAAATACGATGAGGCGCTGTGGCAGCGGGACCCACTGCTGCAGGTGACAGGGGGATCTGGCGATCCGATGGGTGGGACGCTGGCGTTCCGGGTCACGAATCCGACGGGGGCGCCTCTGCGGCTTCTACAGACACTCAATGTGCCGGGAAGTTACTATTATGCACTCAGTCTGTATGCGCGCTGCGACACGACGGGCGTGGTTACTTTGCATCGGGGTGACCAGACTGCGGTGAGGGTCGTCGGGCCGGGATGGAGCCGGCTGGTTTATGCGGCCTCGTCGCAAAGCATGGGATCCTCGGTAGCATTCGGGATCGAGATTCCTTCCGGAGCAGCGATCGATTTGTTCGGTGCACAGGTAGAGGCTCAGATCGGGGCTTCGGGTTACAAGAAAACTGCTTCGGTCGGGGGAGTCTATACGAACACACGATTTCGCGATAACGGATTAGGTTTCACTAGCGTAGGACCCGGACGGCATGGGTGCGTATTGCACCTGCGCACTAATTGAGTGCTGATTGGCTGGGTCCGGGCCTACGCTTGTGAGATTTGGAACGCTCGCCAGGCGCCAAACGAGTGTTGAATTCCTGCGGTCTGGAGGGCGTTCACAAATCTAATACGTATGTGCGGTTAGTGCCAGGTATCGGCGGACCGGTCGCTTACGATTGCGGCTCGGTGTCACCACAACAACATTAGGAACGACTGAGAGATGCCCCTGCAGAACAATTTTCAAGTCAAAGAACAGGAACTGACCGACACGCCGCTGTTGGTTTTCGATTGCCTGCTGGCGGATGGACAGACTGAGCGATGGAGTACGCATCAAGTCACGATCGGCGGCAACGTCTATAGCGCACGGGTGCTCGGTAGCACGCTTTTCGAGATGCAGACGGCTACGGATCAGGGCTTGGACGGGATTCCGAAGATCGCGCTGACACTGGCCAATGCCGACTCCCATTTTTCTCAGATCGAGCGTGAGACGGGATTCAAGGGCGCCAAGATCACAGCGAGCTTTCTGTTCTATGATCTTCGCGCCGATGCGCCGGTCACCGACGGCATGGTGATCTTTCAAGGAATCGCGAACCCGGCGGACGAAATTCGCGAGGCGACGTTTCGGTTGAGCGCCATCAACCGCATGAGCATGCAGAGGGTGCTGCTGCCGCAGGTGAGGATCCAGCGCCGGTGTCCATGGGACTTCCCAGCGACGGCGGAACTGCGGACCGAGGCGATGAACGGTGGGGCCAAGGGACGGTACTCCAGATTCTTTCGTTGTGGTTACTCGCCTGATGTGGATGGTGGAGCAGGTACCACGGACAGCGATGGAGCATTTACGTCGTGCGGATACACTCGCTCGGATTGCCAGGCGCGCGGGATGTTCGGACAGGACGGGTCGGGCAGGGCGACGCGAAGGTTCGGCGGAATCGAGTTTGTCCCGTCGCAGATTCAGGTCAGGAGTTATGGCGACAAGAACTGGCACACCTCGGCGGTGACCGAGAACGAGGCTCGGTACAACGACTTCGTGCCGGTGGTTTACGGCACTGCCTGGTATACGCCGCCGATCGTGTTCGCGCGAAACGACGGCAACCTGACGCACATGGAGGTGCTCCTGGGTATTGGGGAGATCCAGGGCGTGCTGACTGTGTTGGTGAACGATATCGAGATTCCGCTGGGTCAGGGCGGCACCAACATGACGGGCACGGGCTGGTACAACCTGATCAACACGGGGAACCGGACCGGGAATTTTAACTTCGATTTTCCTGACGGAGGGGGCGATCCGGCAGGAGACCCTTATGGCAGCATGGCGTACATGTCGGTTGTGGTGCCAAACCGGATCAGTAACGGCCAGTCGCTGCCGCGGGTGCAGGTGCTGCTCCAGGGACTGAAACTGCCGCTGTACGGCAACGATGGGTCTTACCAGGGCGACCAGTTCACCAACAATCCAGCATGGGTGCTGCTGGACATACTGCAGCGCAGCGGCTGGACGATGGACGAACTCGATATGGCGAGCTTCGTGGCGGCGGCTGAATACTGCGGACAGCAGATCCAGGCAAAGGATCCGAACGGCAACGACATTCTGGTCGACCGATACGCCTGCAACCTGGTGCTGCAGAGCCGGCGCAGCGCGGGAGACGTGATTCGTGGAATCCGGAATGGGGCGCGTTTGTATCTGACCTACGGCAACGGCGGCCTGCTGCAGTTGCGGGTGGAGAACACGCTCACGCTGCAGCAGCCGGCGAAGCTCGATTGGAGCAATAGCACGGAGGCGCTGAACGGGGGGTGGCCGAGTTATGAGTTCGGCGACGGCGGATCGAGCTATTCCGGAATCCTGCGAAAGGCGAACGGTGAGCCCAGCGTTCGGGTGTGGTCGCGCAGCACGGCAGATACGCCAAACCGGGTGACAGTGGAGTTTCAAGACGAACTGAACGGCTATCAGCAGGACAGCTTCGAACTGGTGGACGTGGACGATGTGGCGCGGGCAGGGCACGAGATTGCCGCGAACCTGACCGCGCTGGGGATTCCGAATTTCGATCAGGCCGCGCGAATCGCAAAGTACAACCTGGATCGCTCGATCGCGGGCAACACGTATGTTGATTTCGATACCAGCGTGAAGGGACTCGGGCTGCGCCCGGGCGATCTGATCAGTTTGACCTATCTAAAGGAAGGGTTCGAGCGGCAGCCGTTCCGGATTATCAAGATTGCGCCGGGGATGAACTACCGGACGGCGACAATCACCGCGCAGATTCACGATGATGCCTGGTACACGGACACGAACGGACAGGTGCCGGGCGAATTCAGCGGGCAACAACCGGGTGCAGGGATCGGGCTACCGCGACCGCTGGTCGGCACTACCACAGATACAAACGGAGACGTTGAGTTCGGGATCGCGGAGAGTTCGATTGTAGCAGCCGACGGGAGCGTCGCAGTGGAGGCGACCGTGGGATTCACGGCGCCCTGTGGGGCGCAGGCGGGAGGACCACCGATTCCACTGCTGAGTCTGGCGCCGATCAGACGAGCGGCACACTGGCAGGCGCTCAGACCCTCTATTATGCGATCAGCGCGATGGATGCCGGCGGGCAGGAGAGCGGGCTCTCCTTTCTAGTACGAGCGGCAATTCCGGCGGGCGCGCAAACGAACAGCGTCACTTTGAACGGGTTGAGTTTCGGCGCGGGGACTGCGTCGTTCAATGTGTATCGCGGGCCGAATCCGGCACAACTTTTCCGAATCGCGTCAGCACAGGCAGTAGCTGCGACATTCCGCGATACAGGGCTGGCAAAGCAACTGGCGGGGCCACCCGATCCGAACTTCGATCATGCGAACTTCTACTGGCGGCTCGAACTGCAGCCGGAGTATGCGGCAGCACTGAACGGGAAGGATTCGATCGGGAACACTACGCTCGAGATGCCCGTGAATATATACCGAGGGATGACGGTGCGGATCACACGCGGGGCAGGTGGGGGCCAGGAGCGCGCAGTCCTTTCCAACACGGCAACGACGCTGACGGTGAGTCCGAATTGGGAGACAGCGCCGGATGCAACGAGTTTCTTCACAGTGTCCGAAGCCGGTTGGCATTTCGGCGCGGCGGGAAAGACGAGCCCGGTGCAGTTCGAGATTCCGAATCGGACGGGCGCTGTGGTGGAGATCACCGGCCGGGCTGCGAATGTGAATGACCAGGAGGCGCCATACGAGCTCTCCACCGTGACACGCTGGGTGATCGGCGGGGCGGGGGGAAGCGATGCCGACGTGCCGCCGGCACCGGTGTTCGCACTGTCGCTCTCGGCGGGAAATCCGGGGGCAATCGAACTGAGTGGAATCGGTTTTTCTGATCTCACGAATACCCACACGGCTACGGCGGGTAGCCTGACCGTGTACTACTGGAACGAACTCAACCCACCCACGCCGTTCCAGCTTGCGGCGGCGGTCGGAGCGGGCGATACGGTGATCAACCTGGGCACAGCTGGAAGCGCGGCTGCGGGGTCGATGATCCAGATCGAGTCGGAGATTCTCAGGGTTGATGCCGTGCTCAACGGCGGGATGCAGTATCAGGTTACGCGCTCGATGCACACGAGCGCAGTGGCGGCGCACCCAGCGGGGACTGCCATCTATCAATTGGCACAACTGTTGGTTATCGTGCCATTCGCTCGGGACTTCTTTGGGAGTCCGGCATGCGGCGATTGGGCGTATCCGATTTCGCTGCCTGAAGTGAGGGTGGCGAGCGCGGAGCTGTTCGTCACGAATCAGGTCGGTGCGGGCGCCACAGGATCCATATGCCTGACGCGGACGGTGGACGGAGGACTGCGCACGCTGTCCGGGGGCAATACTCGCTGCAAGTGGATGGCTTTCTGGCGATTCAGAACGGCGCAGCGCCGGATGTCATCGTGGACGCGCCACACGCAGTCCGCGACATGTA